CCATCACCATCATAATCTTTCTTTGCTTTCTTACCACCAGCTGGTTTTGGATCACCCTTATAGGCATCATCTGGTTCTTTACGACCAGTGATCTCAACGGAAGCAATATTTTTGTTTGCTCTCAGTTCGGCAATCTTAGCACGATCTGCTTTTCTATAAGAAGTATTTCCAGTTGCCTTGTCTACTACCTTGATAACAAACTTTCTTTCTTCTGCTTCTAAAAAGACTCTAGTAAGAACATAAGATGCGGAACCTTTGACGTGCTCAGATACAGGAACAACACCAGTGTCAACTTGCTCCTTGAATAATTTCTTCTTTACAATTGCCTTGACAGCACCAGGTGCAGTTGAAGATCCAAGCAAAGATCTATAAAGTTGCTGAACTTGTCCAGGACTCATGTTAGATCCCGAAGTTCCTTTCATTTTTTGTCTTGCTTTATACCTAATATCAGAAGCAAGTTGTGATGCTTGCTGCTCAATACTCGTATCTCCGGCGGCATGACCTCTGCGAGGACCTTCTTCAAAAATATTTTTATCCATTGGAAGATCTAGTAATTCTTACTTTTTTCTATATTTATTTATAAACTGCCTTCCCTGCTCACTTCCAGGAACTAATTTTTCAACGTATTTACGATGTGCATCAGTGCCAACTAATCTCTGATCTGCAGGAACACCTGATGGTGCATCACTATTAGTAACTGCCTCCGATACATCCTTAATCCAGGACTTGAACATTATCTTATCTTCTGTAACACAAATCAAGTGATTTGTTCCACGTCTAATAATCTTTCCAATCAATCCAGTATTTACACTTTCTACAAGTTCACCGACTCTAAAAATTTTATCACTAATAAAGTTTTCACGAAGTCCTTTCCAATCAAACTTGGGAGCAATCTCCCACATATTCCAACCTTCCTTAATATTCATCGCAGCACGAATATTATTATAAAGTTCTCTCGTTTGCTTATTGTTTAGTGATGATGGTACTCCCTTACGGAAAGTTGTGAAGTCTCCTTCTGCTGCTGCTTTTCTCTGTTTGGATGCAGACATGCCAGAAACGTCATCACCATCAGGATCCCTATCACCCGCAGAAAGGACTTCCAAGTTATCAAATTGATAAAGTTTTCCATTGTAATTACCGGACAGTTTTTCAAATTCTGCTACACGATCACCACCACCGACGATACGAACACCGGCATATCCATCCATATGTGCCTTCTTAAGAACATCAAAAATAGTTCTGTTCTGAGGATCATTGACAATTCTCTCACTATGTTTGGGGAACATCTGACGCATGACCGATACTTTTGTATCAGGATCCAATGGATTCTTCTTCTTATCCTGACTGCGTGATGGAATAATAATGTAGTCTCCATCATCAGAACTTGCTGCTACAGTATCAAGCAGTTTTTCGTGTCCTGTTGTTGGTGGATTGAAACGACCAAATGCAACAGTAAGTGTTCCTTTGGTTTTTTCTACTGCTGGTGGACCTTCCTGTGCTGGTGCCTGTTGTGCTGCTGGTTGTTCTGGTGCAGGTTCTTGTGACGTTTGCTTTTCGTATGAAGTTGTAGAAAGTTTTTTCTCTTTATCAGTTTGCGGGGGATCCTGCTCACCAACTCTTTGTCTACTATTATAAAACTTTAATCTACCCTTTTCAGTCTTTGCAACAAACTCACCATTTTTATCATACCATCCACCATGACCATCAGTTTGCAGACCTAATCTAGCTGCCTGTTGAGTGGCAGTGCTTTCTCTTAGAAATTGGAAGAAACTCTTCATTACTTACTCAGTTTAGAAATTATAGATTTTTCGTTTGCAACAATATATCTAAGGACTTCCATCCTCATTTTCTTATATTTATTCATCATACGATCTGTCCTACACATAGACATCTGTTTATCAAAGACAAGGTAGACATGAGCAAGAAACTCATTATACCTGAAACCAGGTGCCTTTGTCTTTGTTTCAAAGGATTGTAATAATTCGTCAATTTGTGAGTTCATAATATTCTACGATATTTTTGCATGAGGTGCAAATTTTTTTCCAACTTTCATACCAAGATGTAAAAGAGCAATCCAAAAATCAGCATACTCTTGTTTATTATTTAAATAATTTTTAAAAACATCGTAGTAAAAATCAATTTGCATTAATTTTGCTACTGCAATTGGAGCCTTTTTATCTCTATAAAGATCTTCAATATAATCGTTGAAATGATTCCACGTCGGCCATGATACGTTATTACTGGATGTTTTTACGTCTATGTATCTAATTTCCCAACTATTTGCATCTTTTTGATAATCACTAAGTTTTTGCGGATATGATTTATTGTCATTATTAAATTTCTTTGAACTTCCTCTCCCATGCAAGAGTTTTAAGACATCTTTCACAGGAGCCTGTCCTCCCTGAGCAGCAGTTCCCTTTATTTGCGTATTAAAAGAAAGATTGCCAAATTTCTTCTTATCACCCAAGTTGATATTCATAGTATGAGTTGCTGCGTATTTGATATAGGTTGTAACCTTTTCTTGCTGCACAATATTATCAAGTTGTAAAACAATGTCTTTATCTTTAAGTTCTATAACCTCCGATATTTTCCTGGATTTTTCGTCAAGATTTTTTTCTTCTAATTTAGCACCAGATCCATCTATTTTTTTAAGAGATATTCCCACAAGTTGTTTATTTGTCATCATCCTTATTAATAGATTATTCAACTTACTTAATTTAGGATCACCTTCATCAGCTTTGAAAGCAGCATCTATTGCATCATTGCATTCTTTTTTATTCTTAACTGCCCAGATATCAGAAGGATTCCAAGTAGTATAATCTCCAACTGGTTTTCCTTCACTTGTTTTAACTTTTTTGATAAAATCTGACCAGAAAGCTACCCAATCTTTATTATGATATTCAAATTTACTCCATATAGAAGGTGAATATTTTTGTATAAAAAAAAGATCTTGTTGAGTAAAAAAAGTATTCATCCAATCATCTATTTTATCCCTATGATCCCCAACATTCTTTTTTGCGGTTTTTCCACTAAAAGTATCTCTCAAATCATTCATAAGTTTTTTATCCTTTTTCATATCTTCTACACTAGCATATCGTTTATCCTCATCCAGAACTCTATTAAATACGTCTGTTGTCCCCTTCTCTTGATATTGAGTCGGGGTTTGTTTTCTAGATTCTTGAGGATCTTTCTTTTCTTTGAAATTTACTGTTACCTTGTTTGTACCTTGCACTTCCAATTTCAAAGTAGAACTATTAAATGTTGCTGGAACTTTAAAAATTGAACTTAGGTACTCAGCAAATGTTGGAAGATTTTTTTTATAATTTTTTGAATATTCAAAACTAACCGTCCTTGCCTGAAGAGATTTGGGAGGGATAACATTTCCTGCTACCATGGTAAAGTAGAATTCCTGCCCAAATTCTTTTTTTATCTTTGATTGTTCTGGTCTGGATAACTTGGAAGCAGTCAACTCGTCACTAACAGTGGTTGCACTAACAATTCTTTTTGCCATAAGATTACTCCTGTGGCAACTGAGTATTAGGTGTCTCTACAGGTTTTTTCTTTTTCTTTTCCTCTGGTTTTGGTACTGGTACTGGTTCTTGCTTTACTTGTGGTTGTGGTTGTGATGTTGGTTTAGTATCTACTGGTTCAGTTCTCTGTGGTTCTGGTTTAGGTGCTTCAGGTTGTTGTGGTTTAGTGGGTTCTGGTTTTGCTTTCTCTCTTGCCTGTGCTGCTCTTGCCTGAATATCAGCAATAGATTTTTGTGCACTATCAACTGCCTGTGTTGCAGCTGCTTGTCTGGCAGCATGTTGTTGTGCCGCATCAGGATTGTTTTGTAAGTAATACTGATTCTTTCTTGGAACAGGTTTTCCATTTGGAAATCTAACTACACTTGCATCTGCCTGCTCCCTTTCAGCATCAGAGAGTGCCTGTTGTGCCTTTCGTGCATTATATTTTGCCTGTCTTGCTGCTGCCTGACGTTCTTTCTTTTCTTGTTTTGCTGCTTCTCTTTCTGCTTCTAACCTTTCATCTCTTTCACTACCAACTCCTTTTGATCTCAATTCGGCAGTTCTTGCTTCTCTATCAAACTGTTTAAGAGTCTTTGGTCCTTGTTGTGATTGTGCTTGATTTGATTTTGTAGGTCCTTCTTTATTATCAATTTTCACATTTCCAGGACGACCCTTACCTTTTGGTTTTGCATTTCTTGGTCTTGCAGACGGTTGTTCTTGTGCTGGTTTTGCTTTATCCCCAGTAACAATAGTTCCTGCAGATCCGGGAGCATTTTTTCCCCTAAATTTTTTATCACCAGTTGTTGATGCTTGAGTTGCTTGTCTAGTTAAATCTGGATATTTATCATGAAGTTTATCCAATATTTCTTGACCAGAATTTTTTAATTTTTCTTTCTCGTCACTATCTGCCGTTCTTGCTCTGTCATTAATATCAGCAACTTTTGTTGCTGCATTCATTATCTCCTTTTCTATCTCTTTTCTTTCTTCTTTTGATTTAAAATCAGTCATTCTCTTTACAAGTGCTTTTGCAGCAGCCTTGTAAGTTCCCTTTAATTCTCCACCTTCTGCAGATGCAATTTGAGATCCACCTTCTTTCTTTAATGAAATACCTCTACGATTTTTTTCATTATCTGGATCATAAACTTCCAAGTCTGCTTTAGGGGTGGTATTGGTTCCACCAGCACTACTCCAAGTTTTTGATAATTCTGCTTTAGATGCTCCAGTTTTTCTTGCTGGAAATCCCTTCTCTACAGCATCTTTAAATTTCTTTTGAGTTGCTAATGAAGATACTCCTCCTATCGCCTTTTCTATTTCGGCATTAAATGTTTCTTCATCAGAATCTTCTCTATTTGCTCTCTTATTTTTCCCCTTCCCCGTCATCGCAAATTCAGAATCATCTGCCTTTGCAAAATTAAGTGGATGATCAGAATCTCCTCTAGCCTTTTCAAGTTCTACTCTCATCAATTCAAGAGCTTTATTCTTATCTTTATTTTTTAAAGCATCACGAACTTCAGTATATTCTGGGTTTGAGATAAAATAATTCCATACTTTTGCATGTGCGTCTTCATCAAAAGTTTTATTCAATTTCTCACAAATGAATCTAAAATCTTCGAAAGACTTCATCTCTATCTTACTTATACCATTATTAGGTATTTATCAATGGAGTTATGGGGACTCGAACCCCAAACCCCCTGCTTGCAAAGCAGGTGCTCTACCAATTGAGCTATAACCCCGAGAGGAGGACCTCAGTCCTCTTTGAGAATTTCTTCAAGTTGATCATCGATACTAACGATTGCTTCACGAATTTTAGAAACACGTTCTGGCATAGACTTAGTATCATATGTATAATCTTTCGTATCCATAAACAGTGCCTGACGAACTGCTGCTGCTTGATATACAGGCATTTCTAGTGTCACTTTTCTTTCTTCACTCACAGGTCTCCTCCCATAGATTTAATTTGTGCTTCTAAATCACGAAGAATTTTTTCACGGGTGTAAGTACCACTTTCTTCACGACGACGATCCATCTCTGCTTCTACCTTTTCAGTAATAGAGGCATGACGACGAATCTCTCCACCCATAGACATTTGACTTTTTGTTTGATCCATGCAGAACTTAAGTTGCATGAGTTCCATATCATCAAAATCAATCACAAGTTTTCCTCCACATTATTTTTAGATTGTTTAATTTCAAATTCCCTATCAATCTCTTTATCCAATTCAGCACTTATTTTTCGAATTGTTTTAATTCGATCACAGGTAAAGAATTCGGGATGATTTTTTGTATACATGAAAAGAGCATGACGTAAAATAATTCCGTCACGCATACTCATTTCAATATTGATCACAGGTCCCCTTCTGCACGGTTCTCCGAATAGTATACATCAAAAGATCCACCAGGATAACGTTTCTCAAGTTTCTTTACATTACGTGCAATCACATCGTCGAAAGAAACCTCAAGTGCCATACATGCCTGAGCAGCATACCACATCAAATCACCAAGTTCAATAATCATGTGCTCACGATTATCTTCGTTGAATGGTTTACCTTGGAAGATCATTTTCTTCACAATCTCAAGGAACTCTCCACCTTCAGCATTGAGACCAACACCGGCAGTAAGAAGACGTTCAATGTTTGCACCCTTTTCATCCAGTTCAACCAGACGATCAGAAAGAGCAACAAAGTCAGTAGATGCATCAGAAGTGACAGCATCTACAAACTTTTCATAACGTTCAAAATCAATTTTACTCATAGTTCTAAAGGTTGTTGTTGATTTTCATTTAGTACAGGTTTAGGACTTTCGACGGTCCAAGATCCACCAACACCACCGTCCATGTTTACGACAATATCATCCGATGGAAAATATTTTTTAGTGTTGACATCAATAGTATTATAAACTGGTTTGAATTGATAGTAATGTCCATCCCACCTGGCATTTCTCATACCAACGAGATTGACAGCATCACGAAGAGCACCACAATCGGCAATCTTCTTACCAGTGGGATCAAATACAGAAAAATAACCATTCATTAGAATTTGAACCCTTCAAAGGATTTTTTAGGTTTCTCCTCGTAATTATACTCTTCTTCTTGCCCAGAGTCAAGTATATCATTCTGTGCAGATTGCTCACAATCATAGAGACGCATCTTTGCACGGTCAATACCAACAATAAACCTTTTATTCATTGTCGGATCATTATATCGATTCTTCAACTGCTTTACCATTATCTGACCAAGTTGTTCAAGTTCCTCAGTGCTAATAAGGGCAAACATAAGATCAGCAGTAGTGTCAGTAAGGTCAACGTCAGAGCTACCATAACCAGAACGAGTGGTCTGGGTGGCAGATACGATAGGGACCTCGGTTTCGACAGCCAACCCTCTAAGCTCCTCTGCAATAGCCTTAATATAGCTATATGAATTGACAGACATGCCTGACTTATAACGGGAGGAAGCACATATATTAAGGTAATCAATGAAAATAATATCAGGTCTAAATGACTTCTTAAGTGCAAGTTCATTAAGAAGTGCCTTAAAGTGTCCACTGTGTGCACTCGCAGTCGGATACTCTTTAATTATAAGAGTACCTTGTGTTTTCTTGGCAAGATTTGTTACCTTGTTTTCAAACATTGACTTTGGCAAATCAGTCAAGTCCTGAATAGGAACATTCAGGAGGTTTGCGTCAATTCGTTCAGCAATCTTCTCTTCTGCCATCTCCATTGTAATGTAGAGAACGTTCCGTCCTTGGAGCAACACGGAGCTAGCGACGTGGCACATGAATAGAGACTTGCCGACACCTGTACCAGCAAGCGCGATGTTAAGAGTCTTGTTAGGTAGACCACCTTTCGTGATTTTGTTGAAATATTCGAGATCAAATGGGATCTTGTCTTCCTTCTTATGATAGAAGTCATATCGTTCTTCGTAGTTTAGTAAGTAATCGTGTCCAATATTATTGTCAAAGGATACTGCTAGAGCATCCGAAAGAATAGAAGGAATCGCATCACGATTCTTCTTTTCGTCTTGTCCATCGGCAATGCCAATTGCTTCCATCAGTGCCAAATAAATGGCACGGTCACGACACCACTTTTCAGTAGTGTCTAGCAACCATTGATGATCTACCGGAGAGTCTGTGAATGAGTTACAAATGTCTCTCGTCTCTTTGATTTCACTCTCGTT